AAATGTCATGGTTTTCTCCTTTATCTTCTATAAACGTTGATTTGATAAGGTTTGTGAATCTCTAAAATGAGATGGTTTTTAAATTTGTTCACCTTTTTGTGGACTTACAAGCTATTCATGGCTTTTTCAAAATAAGAAACAGCCTCTTTTTCTTTATCCGCAGATAGGTGACCGTAAATATCCATGGTCATAGCCAAAGTAGCATGACCTAAACGGTATTGTAATTCTTTATAGCTGATACCAGCATTTAGTAATAAACTAGCGTGAGTGTGGCGGAAGGCGTGAAATGTAAAGCGGGGTATTCCAATTTCTTTGCAACGCCTATCCAGAGAATCTTGCCTTGTGGCCATATTCTGATATTCCTTAGTCGGGATAGCAAATACCACAGACGAAACATGCTCCCCAGACTCCAAATATAATTGCCGTTGCCTATTCTTGTATAGACGTAGCATATTAACTGTCTTCTTGTCTATACTGATTGTCCTAACTCCTGCTTTACTCTTTGGCGTACCTATTAAGTCTAACAACCTACTGTAATTCTTGTTTATGCTGATAGTTCCATTCTCTAGGTCAATATCTGACCATTCAAGGGCTACTACTTCACCGAAACGACAACCAGTAGCAAGTAAAACGCTATATAATACATAATCAAAGTAATATCCGTATTTTTTATAAGCCAACTTCTCCATATAGCCCATTAAAGTTTTTAAGTCTTCTGGAGCTATGAACTTGATAGCTTTATTCTCGCGTTTTGGTTGCTTAGGAAGAATAATATCCCTTGCAGGGTTAAATGGTAAGAGTTGAAGAGATACCCCATACTGTAAAATACGTCTATTTATCGAATGAACCACTGCATAATGAACTAACTGAGTTGATAGATCGTTGATAAAGCTTTGAATATAGCTAACAGATAGCTTTGACAGTTTCAGAGAACCAAAGATAGGTATAAGGTGATTGTAGAGCATTCGCTTAGTAGCTATAAAGGTTTGAGGTTTTACTGTGAACTGGTAACTCTCTAGCCATAATTCAGCCAACTCCTGATAATTCTTTACAGGTACTACTTTTGTCACTGTACAGCCGTTTAATTTGAAATCATCTTGCGCGTTCTTTGCTTTCTGCTTGACCTCTTTTCTTGTCCTACCCGTTACACTTGTTTTGGCTTTCTTGCCTGTTACTTGGTCAACTCCTAAATATACATTGGCACGGTACACCGTTGCACCGTTTTTCTTTTTGATTTCATTGATTTTCACGATATGAACCTTTCTAAACATCAGCAGGCAAGCCGTATATAGTTTTTAGAATGGTTATTAGTCATGATTATCTATTTCTAAATAAATGTAAATTTATTCAGTTAAAGATTTTTGTTGGCAATTTCTTTAGCCATGTCTAGCTTGATGATGTGGTCTTGGCTAGGTCTGCCTCCAGCACTTTAGCTCATTTTTGAGCAAAAGTCTTCGTTTCCTGTTGAAGAGGTGAGACATTTTTGGGTCACCCTTACGAAATCATGAATTTATTATTCATAACTTCCCCGATTTATATTCTTAGTTTGATTTTATTAGGAGTAGCAGTTTCATTATCAAAGTAAGAAATATTGACGTGTTGTTTATCAATATTCAGAATAGCAAGCCAATCACTTAAAATATTCTCTAATATCTCTTTATCTTCCCTTTTACGACTCCATATATATTTATCAAAATCTCTAAATTGCTCTGATGATCCTGATTGATACCCATTTTTTATTAAAACGTCTGTACGAGCAAAAGCATTAAAAAATGTATCTGCAGATATCGGATCAATAACAATTTCTCGGTCATGATCTGTAATTATGGCACGAAAACCAGTAAATAAAGGAATTTCATTTTCTTTACATAGCTTAATGACACAATACTTTAACCTGGAAACTTCATTTAATGTTTCAGGGATATCTCGATTGATATCTAATACAGTATAGTCATAGCCTTGTAATTCAACCGCAGGTATTGGATTCCCTAAAATATCTTCAACTGGTTTAGTACCAATATCATAACCTAATAAGTACCCTATTGATACATTGAAATGATCAGCAAGCATATTAGCTTGTGCTAATTTTATGTTAGACTCTCCTTTTTCCCAGCGTGAAATAGTCTTTGTGTTTACTTGTAATAAATCAGCAATCTCAGCCTGTGTTTCTTTTTTTATTTTTCGTAACTCTTTTAATCTATTCATAAAATATGCCTTTCTTCTTAAATATCATTTTAGCACAAAAAAATTAAAAAGACAAAATGTCTGCTAAGAAAAATAAAATTTACGTTTTTCTCTTGACAACGGACATAATGTCTGTTATTATACAAAATAGAAAAGGGACAAAATGTCCGTTTATGAATAATGAAAGGAGGGATATAAAATGATCATTACTAAAGAAATTGCTGAAAAGGTTCGAATTAAGCGAGGAAAGTTGTCATTAACAAAACTTAAGACTTCTAAAATATTAAATATTAGCAGAAGTACACTTAATAAAATTGAGATAGGCGATTATGACGCTCCAAAACGTATCTTTCAAGTTGTTATGAATTGGTTAGTTGAAGATTTATAGCATTTTAACTTTAAGCAACAAAAAAGCCTTAACGGTCAGCAAAACTCATAAGGCTTTTAACTCTAAATACTAAAACACAGGACAGCAGGCAAGCCGTATATAGGTTTTAGAAATTTTTCTTTATTTAATTATACCATAATGCTACCGCAGAGAGCAAGCAACCTCTTAAAACTGCAAAACAACAATTAAAAGAGTAATGGAGAATAACAATGAAAAAAGATATAAACAACATGACACAAGCAGAATTTGATAACTTAATGGTTGAGGTCAAGGCAGAAGATCAAAACCTATTCCAGTTTATCGCGGATTTTGTAAACAGAAAAGTAACTAGTAAGGAAGTGGACGACTTCCTGAAGATGGAACGAAGTGACCAAGTGGAATATATCAAGAATTACAAAGCGAGGGCATAACATGGATGAACTAGATTTAAGCAACACACAGGCACTTATCTTATCCGTGGCGCTGATTGCCCTACTGTTTTATCTAAAACCACCTAAACCGCCTAAAAAGCGCCCAAATTGAGCGAGAAAGTAAACAGACGATAGAAACACCTAGCGAGAGTTTAAATCCTAATTATGGGCGTTATATTCAGCTAACAGGCAAAAGATACAATTAGAACGAGGAGAGATATGACAAAAGACAAACATTTTGACCTTGCAAAATCACGAGCAGAAAACTTTGGTCAGTGGTTAAATGAGGCTTTCCAGACTATGCTAGATTTTTCCCTAGAAGATAAATTTGATCGCTACAGTATCGAGGAACAAAATCAGCTAGAGCGAGTATTAGAAACCCTAACAGATTTTTCCGATATGTGGAATAAGGGACAGATTATCCTAATCAGCAAAGAAAGGGAGGTAACAGAATGACACTACCACCGCTACCAGAGAATTATAAGCGAGTTCTCAATCTAATCAAGGTTGGGGGTGAGAATGCCATTACAGGCGCTGAGATTGCTAAAATCTTGAAAATGGAAAGACGAGCCGTCCAAGAGATTATCAGTCACTTAATAACTCAATACAAGATTCCGATTATCGGAGCGCGACTTATCACGCACAGTGGCTACTATATCCCAGCCAGCAAGGCAGAACTAATCGACGGAGTCAAACCTTTGAAAAAACAAGTACAAAAAGAACAAGTCCGCCTAAATGTGCTCTTAAATGCCGATTTAGAGAGCTACAAGCAACTGCTGAAGGGAGCGGATAAATATGTTTAGTTTGAGTAAAGAAAGCGAAAACAGCCTAAAACGCGGTATTTTAAAACTGATAGAGAGCTTTCTAAAAGACTATCTGAAGCCAAAACAACGTATAACGGGTTTAATGACGCCTAAACAACTCAAGGAAGAATTAGATATAGACTACAACACCTTGAAACGTTGGGAACGTGCAGGACTAAAAAGATGCACTCCTCCTATCGAGGACACACGCAAAATATTTTATAGAATCGAAGACATTTTAGTATTTTTAGGAGCTGAGAAATGACAATATACGAAGCTAGAGGATTTCAAAACAATCTGGTTTATCCATTTGATAAAATTGAGCCTTTCCAATATATTGAACGCTTTAAGGCTTTGGTAGTCCCTGAAGGGGCAAATATTGAAGACTTCAAACGTACACAAGCGCCCTATTGTTTGAGTGGCAAGGTCATACCAGAGAAAAATGGGAGCTACAAGCGAAACAACACCAGCCTAGTATATCGTGATTTGATTTTCCTTGACTATGACGAGATACTAAGCACGTCTGAGAGCTTCATAAAAGCCGTTTCTAGCGCTTTGTTTGGCTACTCCTACATCTTATACCCAACTATCAAACATAGCCCAGAAAAGCCCCGTTTTCGCCTTGTAGTAAAGCCTGACAACATGATGAATGAGGCAACCTATAAGCAGGTAGTGAAGGAGATTGCTGACAAGATAGGGCTACCCTTTGATATGGCCAGTCTAACCTGGTCCCAACTCCAGGGCCTACCAGTAACAACAGGTGACCCAGCAAGTTATCAAAAAATTGTGGAGCACGGGCTAGATTATCCAGTCCCCAAAGTTGAACCACGAGCGAAGCAAGAAACCCCTGATAAATACACACCCAGACCAAAGGGACAACGGTCAATGACCATGAGAATTATTGACACACTATTACATGGTTTTGGTGATGAGGGTGGGCGCAATGTCGCTGTAACTCGTTTCGTTGGTTTGTTACTTTCAAAGTGGGTTAATGCTGATATTGCTACTGCTTATGAAGTAACCAAGGTAGCAAACACCATGACAGATAAACCGTTATCAGATAGCGAATTAGATCGCACCTTTGAGAGTATAGTAAATGCTGAAATTAGAAAGCGAGGTATAAATGGATATTGACGAGTTGCAAAATAAATTAGATCAAGTAAAAGCAATCGAACCACCAAAGAGCATGAGAGAATTAAGGGAAAGAATTTTCCAAGCGGGCGTGAATTGGCGTGAGGAAAATAGCTATATTGTTAACGAAGGAAAAAAGAATCAAGCTACAAAGACACCTATACCAGATATCTTCACAGTAGCAAGTGAATTAAACAAACTTGTAACGTTTACTTTTATTACTAAGTCTAACACCTCAGACAGTAGCTTACTATATATTTATGATCTAGATAATGGCATTTATACTGCTAGTACAGATCTATTCAATGGTTTTTGTAAAACCTTTGATCCACGAGTAAGACCCCGTGACTGGAAACAAATTAACTCAATGGTGAGAACAATGACAGGTATAAAAAGACCACTAGAGAGTGCGAATCTTATCCCTGTTAAAAATGGAATTATTAACTTGAATACAAAGGAACTACTCTCTTTTAGCCCTAAGTATGTAATTACAAGTAAAATTGCAACAGCCTACAAAGTGCCAAACTATATACCAAAGGATAGAGAAGGTAACACTTTTGAGGATTGGTTAGACTCTATTGCTTGCGGTGATAGGGAACTAGTAACACTATTTTGGCAGATTATTCTTGAAGCTATCAACCCTAATTATACCCGAAGTAAGTTTGCTGTACTATTTGGAGAGGGCAATAATGGTAAGGGGACATTTCAGCGCTTATTAATTAATCTGATTGGAGAAAGCAATGTTTCAGCCTTAAAGCCTGCACAGTTTAGCGAAAAACACAATCTTGAAACGCTTGTAGGTAAGGTATGTAATATTGGTGACGAAGCGCCTAATGAATATCTGAAAAATCCGTCTGACCTTATGAGTATCACTAGTGGCGATACAGTCCTAGTCAATCCAAAAGGTCGGCCAGCATTTGAAGCAACATTTAAGCTATTCAATATCTTTTCAGGTAACTATATACCAAACTCTGGTAATAAAACTAAAGGGTGGTATAGGCGTGTAATGATTGTTCCATTTAACGCTGATTTTAATGGTCAAGCAGAAAAGCCTTGGATAAAGAATGAGTTTCTAGCAGATAAGGACGTTTTAAAATATGTATTGTTTAAAACTGTGAATCAAGAACCATTTCAACAGTTTATAGTACCTAAAGTTGTTGAAGAAATGCTCACAGAATACAAAGAGGATAACGACTATCTTTTATCTTTTGTGAAACATGTATACATAGAAAACGGTTGGCATGAGTTAGAAGTTGTACCTGTATTCTTTGCTACAGAAAAGTTGCAAGAATTTGCTAAAGATCATGGAATACAAAAACCTAATACATGGGGAGCGGGAAAGGACATAGCCAAAAACTTAAGAAGTTTAACAAAAAATAACTACGTTCTAAAAAAAGGTAGAACTAAAGAGCAAGATCTTGATATACTTGAGCCTGATGGATTTGAATATAAAAGAGCCAAATTAAAAAGAACTCAGCACTCCATTATAAAAGTTTAATGACGTTACATTCTTGGTAACAAGGTAACATGAAAGGTAACATACTAAACTCCTTGATAAATAAGGGTTTAAACTCATTCTGTTACTTTGTTACATTTTATTGATAATCTAAAGATAAAAAAAGAATAGTATTTGAAGTTAAATATATAATGCAAGTAAGAAAAGAAATGTAACATGTAACAAATGTGACTCAATCCCTTGATACCACTGGGTTTATAGACGTTACATTCTTGGTAACAAAAGGTTACAAAAGTAACAATGAAAGGAGAACAAACGTGCATGAACAAATTTTAATCGAAAAAATGGAAGAGGGCTACCTTTTCTATCTAAAAAATGGTATAATAAAGAGTGTGAAAACTCCTGTATTTGGGAAACTGACACTAGTCTATCAAGATGGCAAATTATGCTACATTGAAAAGGCTGAAACAATTAAATAGTATCTATCGGAACAACCGAGGGTGAAATATTTCGTGAAGATTAGTACTGCTTCATGGGGTTTCATTCTCGGTTTTTTGATTAGAAATAGAAAAGAGGAATAATATGACATACACAACTATTAAGAACGAACTCAAGGCATTTGCAAACAAGAAAGTAGACTATATGCGCTCCTACATTGAGTTACAGGAGAAACTAAAACAACAGGTTGCTGAGGGCATGAAAGGGAGCAAACAAGCACAAATCGAACTAGCAGACCTCAAGAATGAGGGAGAAACGTACTCACAGAAAACCTATGATAAGATCATGGCTGATATTGAGCAAGAGCGCACCAAACAACTTGAGGAACTCAACTCAGAAAATAATAGTGTTACTGCTGATGATGTAGCTGAATTAATGCTTCTTGAAAGTACAAAGGATATTTCATGGGAGGAGTTTGAACAATACCTAGAAAAATACAAGAACAAACCACTTGCAATTAAAAAGCTAGGTGAGATCGCTAAATCTCATACAGATTTAACATTCTTTGACTATGAGAAATACAATAATAAAGATCGTATCGAGAAATTAGCTGAGTTCTTGAAGAAACAAGCAAAAACTTATCACAACGAATTTCTAATTAATGGCGATAATATGTTGCTTGTTACGGCTGAATTAAGCTTGGAACTTAATGAAACGGCTATCGGGCGTTACTTTGAAGAGAATGGGTTTTAACATTGTCTGAAATCGCCTCAGAATGTCCGTTAGAGAGGGGGTAGGCATGGAAGATTTAACGGTAAAAGAAGAAAAGTTTCTATCTGCTTTAATGCTTGCCCCAACTGTGGGCGAGGCTTGCGAGAAAGTGGGGATTTCTAGACGCACAGCACAGCGTTACATGGCTAAAACCACGGTAAGAAGTGCATACCGTAAGATGAGAAACCAAGCAATGGAACAGGCTACAAGCAGGCTGAATAATGTTGCTGTGGAGGCTGTGGAAGTCTTAACAGCTATCATGAATGATCCTACTATCAGCCCGTATGCTCGGCAACAATCAGCAAGAACTATTCTTGAATTTGCGTATAAAGCATACGAAAATGAAGCAATTATAGAAAAGCTGGAAGAATTAGAAACAGTTATCAGCATTGACGATAAGGGGATTTAGAGTTGGCAAAAAGAGATCTGTTAAAGAAAATTGAGGAACTAAAGAAGATACAAAAGATGAAAACGGGTGGCCTTGTCTTTATATCTGAATCTAATAAAGGGCTTGAGTATATAAATGTAAATGGCAAGGACTATCTAGACCATGAGGCCTTGGCGGTATTAAGAACATTTACTGATGATAGTATCATCATATTTGACAATTTAGATGTTAGCTGGGATCGAAGAACCATTTCGGATGATTATAAAGAAATGATATTCTTTCCAACCGTGGAAGATAGAATAGATTATATTCGAGTGAACAAGGGAATCAAACCGCTTTATCATGATGACTCTGAGCCATACCATACGATAACAAGAAAAGAGTGGCTTGATTCTTACAAAAACATAAACTCTGTGAAAGATGAAAATTAATGAGTTAGAAACAACTAGGAGAACTTACTACTTCCTTAAAAGTTATAAGTCACTTCATAAACTAGCCGTACGAGAAAATGATGATGGAGCATTCAAAGATAAGGCTGTAGAGATAGTTGCAGAAATCGAAGCATACAGAGATAATCTGAGCGAGGTAAAGCGTGAGATATTCGCTAATTTGTTCACAACGAAGTCAAGGAACAGAAAAACCTTGGTTCAACTTTACAAGATTTTTCATATCGATAAATCCGATTACGAACGTCTTAAAATGGAATTCTTATTAGACTTTGCTAAAAAGTATCATGATGGTGTCTTATTGGTATTTGAGGCATAATATTTGCATCCTTGTTGCTTTATTTCGTACCAAGGATATGAACAGAGCTAAAAAAATGTTAAAAAAAGTGTTAAATAGTAAAAAAATCTCTTCAGAATGGATAAATTAATACACGAGTCGATTATTTTATGTTACAATGAGATGTATAGGAAAATCACCCTATATACTAAAATACAAACTTATATTTGAGTTGCGAAAACTGAGGTTGTTAATTGATTAGATATCAATGTTACCACGGTACTGGCGAAACTAATTCTACCGAAATCCTATCTTCTCAGGTATTTAAGTTCAAACAGCGATCAAATCATTGGTTAGGTCAAGGGGTTTATTTTTTTATTAACGATTATGAAAAAGCCAAATGGTGGGCAAATCATAATCGACCTAATAAAGAAACAAGTCCAGTCGTTTTAAAATTCGAGGTTCAACTTAAAGAATCAGAATTATTAGATTTAAATACCGAAAAAGACCTGAATAAACTTGATGATTTTTCTAGAGAATTCTTTAAATCCTTGAAACGTGAGAACATTACTATCAAATTTAAAGATATACATGAAAAAAATTGCAAAATGATTGATATGTTCTTGGAAACAAATGAAGGATATAAGGCTATCCACAGAACTTTCAACTCAACCGATACAAGAACAACTAGTGCTGGATTTCAAATGTTATCTGACCAGTTATGTATTACTGATCAAAGTATAATACCTTTCGAGGATATAGAATTAATTTCTATAGGTACGTAAAGGAGGTAAAAAATGTTAAATAAAGAACAATTAATAGGACTTTTAAATAGTGCAAATATTCATTTTGAAGTAGAACAAGAAAATCCATTTATAGTTTATAGCAATGGACTAGTTGAGGAATATGAGCAAACTCAATTACCAAGTGAATACTTGTCTAACTTAAATCAAATTACAATTCCAACGATAAAGACAAAAGTTAGTATCAATCAAACTAAATTTGAATTCTCAATTACACCAAGATTAGATGATAGCTGTATAGGTTTTAAAGCTATAAGAGCAAATTTATTAGGTGATGCTGCATGAGTACAAATAGCGAATTAATTTTACAAAATGTTAGAGTTAAATCTTTAAATTATTTAATCAACGAAGCAATTGATATTTCAGATATAAAAGATGTTGATATTTCAATTTTACCAACTCCAGGGTTGGCAAAGGATGATATTCATTCAGGAATTGTGGAGCTTTCCGTTGAACTATTTGATAAAAATTTTATAGAAAACAACAAACCTTTTCACATTGAAATTGTTGTTCAAGGAATATTTACTGATACCGATAGAACTTCAGAACTAGATGTTTTTAAGAAGTATTTTCCTAATATGATCAGTATGTTATATCCTTATATTAGATCTTATATATCAGCAACTACTGGAATGTTTGGCATTCAAAATGTACAAATTCCAACTATTAATGTTTTCAAACTTTTAGAAGAACTATATGAATCAAAGAATAAAAACTAGCGCCTTATAGGGTGCTAGTTTCTTGCCTGCTGAACTCATGATTTATTGACCTATTTTAGGTCTTTTTTTGTTCACCTTTTTATGGACTAATGGAGATTGTCAAAGGTTATTTGTGGCTACATTTTTAAAAAAAGTCCGCAAAAACAAAGCATATAAACGCCTATTCCAAGCTGTTCCTAGACATTCTAAAGAATTTCTTCAAATGTCATGGTTTTC